GCTGACCTTGCCAACGGCGTGGGCCGCGTCGCTGACCATGCCGGGGGTGCCGCTCATCATGCCGCCACCGGCAGCACCCGCGCCGCCGCCCATCAAGCCCTGCATCATACTGCCAAGAAAAGCCGGGAACATATCGTTTTCTCCTTTCTGTCGTGATTAGCGGAAGAAGCTGCCGAAGCTGTTCAGCAGGCCACCGGAACTGGACGACGATTCGCCCGATTGCGAGAAAGTGCCGGAGCCGGACAGCGGCGCGCCCGTGTAGCCCTGCGGCAGCGTGACGCTGGTATTGCCCATGAGCGCTTCCAGCAGCTTGTACAGGTAGGTGTTTTCCAACGTCTGCTGTTCGAGGTTGGCCTGATTGGCGCTGATGGCGTTCTGGAGCGCTTGCGTGGTCGCTGCGTTGTTTAGGCTCGCGTCTTCGCTGCTGTACTTATATGCGTCGGCTGCCGCCTGCTGCTGCGCCTTGTTCAGGTTGTCGTACCAAGTGTCGTTGAAGTCGGATAGCGCGCGGTCATACGCCGTGCTTCCCTGCCGGATGCCCTGGTTGGCAAGCTGCTGCGCGAGGTTGTCCGCCTGCCTGTCCCGCTCGTTGGTCATGCCCTGCGTGTAGTTCTCGAACAGGGTATTGTATGCGCGGTCATAGGTTTCCGGGTTGAAGCCGGACGTTTGCAGGCCGAATGCTGCAGCAAGGGCGCTGCCCATGGGCGTGCCGTCCTGATTGGCGGAGAGATTGAACAGGCCGGAGGTGTCCAGCGGCGTCACGAACTGCCCGAGCGCGCTGTTCAGGCGCGTGTCGTCCGTGGCCATGTCGCCCCCGGCAATGCCGAACTTCTCCTGCTGGTCCAGCATCTTCTGCTGGTTTTCAGACAGCTTGACTGTCTGGTCCCAGCTGCCGTCGTCGTTCTGCTTATAAGTGACGCTGCCGAAAGGCGTGTAGCTGTTTACGGGGTCATTGCGAAAGGAGTTTGCACCGCTGCTTTCGCTCTCGCCCTTCGCGCCGGAACCGAATACCGAGCCGACCGTGCTGCCCATGTTTTAGCCCTCTCTGATGTCAGGCCGAACAACAGGGCGTCTTCCTTGCCATCCCACGCAAGCCGCTGCCGCCCCTCATAGACCCAACCCAAGTGTTGAATGCCTACGGTTGCCGCTTCATTACTGGCTGCGTGTCTGGCAGTGCAATGAGCCACGCCGAACCGTTCAAACGGCGTGGAGGTTATGATGTTTGCGATATCCCGTGAAATCCACGGCCCCTTGCCAACAATGCTTATCTGTACGTCGCCTAGGTTTGCCTGCAAGTCATGCCAGACAATCCCGGCAACAATTTTCCCACCCTTTGTTACTCCGTATGCACGATACCAGTCTTTTGGCAAATCTGCAAGTCTTTGAGGCGCATAAGGAAGCTGTGAGAACACCCATGCCGCCACTTCCGCGTCCGCGTCATAAAGTATTTGAGGTCTCATACTGGATGTCGCACCCGGTATAGGTGACATGCGCCGTGTCAGCGTCAACGGCCACAATGGGCGCGCAGAAATACCCGCAGCCCTTGGCCTGCATCCATCGGCTGCGCACCTGTCGTTCACCCTCGCCAACAGCCCAATTTGCGCCGGACGTATCATAGGCGTCGCGGTTCCAATCGCTGAAATACCATTCCGCGCCCGTGGCTATATCGTCCTGCGCGAACATTTCCGCAAGTAGATCTTCCGTGCGGAAGTCCTCTGCCAGATCGAACCACGCGGCGGGTATGGACGTGCTGATCAGATAGGGGCGCGCCAGCGTGAAGCGCTTCTTGACATTGCCGCCCACGGCCACAAAGCCATGCCTCACCCTGGCATGCACGGGTTCCGGCACGGACTGGAAAATGTTCCACGTCGCGCCGCCGTCGTCCTCCGCGTCCCGCGCCCACTCGCTACCGTCGGGGTCGTCCGCGTCCCGCGCCCAGATGGCCGTGCCCTCCGTCCACAGCGTCCCGTTGACGGCATCCCGGTACTGGTAATCCAGCGCAAACACGGCGGTATTGCCGCCGCCAATGAGGCCGCCCTGAAACTCCGTCAGACAACGCAGCTGTTCCCATCCCTGAAGCATACCCCACGCCTTGGTGGACGGGTTGACAACCATCTGCGTGCAGCCGCGCGGCCCCGGCATGTTGATAACAATGAGGTCTCGTCCGTGATAGACGCAGATGTCCCAGCCCGTGCCGCTCCCGTAAATGGCAAGGTGGTTGTCCCAATGGCTGCGGATTTTGTTGCCTATGTTGGCGTCAAGGCCGGGAAATTCCGTGCTGAAAGATTTGTTCAGGCCCACCAGCCCGGACTCCGTCACCACCACTATGTCGGGCCCCAGCTTGGCGACGCAGCGCGGAGCGCCCACGGGCCGGGGAATCTGCCCATGCCCCACAAGCTGCCATGAACTGGCCTCATCCGGGTTGTTGCCCCGGTAGAGCAGCACTTCGCCCTCACTGGAAATGACGGCAAGCAGATCTTCCGAACCGGTCAAGCCGTCCTGCGTGAGAACGCCAAGGGCGACAAGCGAGCCGCCGCGCCGCAGATACGCGCCCACGGGCAGTTCGAATACCGGCCCCTGTATGGCGTCCACGCCACCGTACCAGACGCTTTGCGAGCCTTTTTTGAGCCACCAGAGGCGCGACAAATGCGACGTCACAAAGAAGAAGCCACTGGCATCAAAGGCGTTGCCGCCCTGTGTGAAGGCGGCCTGCGCCCATGCCGTGCCGTCGAAATAGAAGGGCGTGTCCTCGCCGTTGCAGCAGCAGAGAAACGTCCCGCCGTTGTTGCTGAAGTTGACGCTTTGCACCAGCGCCGGGGTGAGGCCGGAATAGGAAAGCGCGGCCTCTTTCTCGATATTCGGCGCCGCGGGCAGCACGAAAATGTCCGAATCCGCGACGCCAAAGGCAAGCTGCGCGTTCCAGACCAGCACAGAAGTCACCGGCCAGCCGTTGAACCCCATTGTCCACGGGGCGGAACCGCCGCGCGTGGTCAGGCCGTTCTCGTTGGGCCACCAGTTGATCAGTTCTTCCGCGTAGCCGGGCTTCATAATCGCCGGCGGGTCCATGGTGTTCATGCCCAGCACAGGCGCGGGCAGAAACTTTGTCTGGCTGCGCCGCCTGGGGGCGTAGCGGGCCGCCCGCATGCCCGTATCCTGCCCGCCCGCATAGCGGAGGGAGCCGATGCCGAGAGATTTTGCCATAGCTATGCACCGCCTTTGATTGCATTACACGTCAACGTATAGCAACCGCGCTTGCCATTCACGGAAGCGAACCCCGCGTCCTTCAATGTCTGTTGCAGCGTTTCCAGCGTGTAGCCGCACTTATGCGCCATGTAGTCCTTGCCCTGTTCCAGCATCACACGCCAGCCCCAAAGCATATCCACCGGCGCAATGCCGTAGCCAGCGCCCGTGTGGTACGCAGGCTCCAACAGCTTCCCTTGTGCTACCAGTTCAGCAACGGCCTGTACGTCCGGGCATATCACCAAAGCATAACCTCCGGGCCGCAGAACGCGGTAAAACTCCCGCAAAGCAGCCTGTGCTTCATGCCAGTAAAGATGCTCGATGTTGTGGCACGAGTACACGGCATCAACAGACGCATCGGCAACCGGACGCATGTCAACCATGTTGGCGACTATATCCGGTTGCACGTCCGGGCAAATATCCAGCCGGATTTCCCGCCATTCATCAGCAGAAAACCCTTGCTGCCCTAGGATGTGCTGGCCGCCGCAGCCGACGTGCAAAACCGTCTTCATGTGTTACTCGTCGTGTCCGTATCAGGCGAGCTTTGCCCATCGCGTGCCCAATAGTAGATGGCATCCAAGACCTGCGAGACGTACTGCTGAACGTACGCTTCCATGACGGCCTGTGTTACGCCCGTCGCCACAAAAGCCGTGGTGGTGCCGCCGGCGTCGGTAATGGTGATTGTCGCGCCAGCCGCCGTGGAAGTAACATTCGCCACAGGAGAGAATCCGGCGGGGCCGGTTGCCCCCTGCGGCCCCATCTGTCCCGTTGCACCCGTGTCTCCCTTTGGCCCGCGCTCTCCCTGCGGCCCCTGTGGCCCTGTCGGCCCCGGCACACCCTGAATGCCCTGCGGCCCACGTTCGCCTTGAACGCCCTGCGGCCCCTGCGCACCAGTTGCACCAGCCGCGCCCGTTGCACCCGTTGCACCAGTCGCGCCGGTGTCGCCCTTTTCGCCTTGCGGGCCGGGAATGCCCTGCGGCAGCGTGAAGTTCAGCACGGCGTTTATGGACGTGCCGCTATTGGTTATCGTCGGCATAGAGCCGGGGGCTGTCAGCGTGACATTGCCCACGCGCACAGAACCGGCAGGGACTTCGGGCACCGTCACCACAATGTTCGTGCCGTCGTCCGTCACGGAGCAGTTGCCCTTGAAGGCTAGATATTCCCGGTTCGGCATGTCGGCTACGCCGCTGCCGCTGATGTAGCGGATGATATGCCCGACGGTTTCCCGTGCCGTTGCCACAATGTCCGCGATCCGTGCCATGTTCTCCTCCTACGCCCAGGGCCGGGCCACGCCGCCGAGAATGGAGCGGCGCGGATCATACGGACGCGGCCCCCCGGCGTTCAGGATGCCGCGTGGCGTGTCCGCCCCTTGCAAACTGCGCAGGGCGTTATCGTAATTCAAAAACTCCTGCTGGTAGGGCAGGCCGTTGCGCGAGAGCCAGCGCCAGACCACGCCCAGCGTGAGCAGTCGGGCATCCAGCAGGGGCGTATCTGTGCCCTCCGTCAGCCGGTCGATGCCGTTCCCGTCCGCGTCCTGCGCCCAATTCCGCGTGATGTAGGCGAAGCGCAATTCCTGCTGGCTGGTCGTCGGGCAGGTAATCCATAAATGCCCCTGCTCGATGAAGAAGCCGTACAGCAGCGCCATCCCGCCCGCCCGCATGAAGGTGCGGTTCTGTACGCTCATGGGGCCGATCAGCGGCATCATGCGCCCGTTGAGGTACAGGCAGTCGTCCACAAAGCGCGACAGGCCGGGGCAGAGGTCATCCACCGCGCCCTGGTCGCTCATGTTGCGGTTGTCGTCCGCCGCCTGCGTCACCACCGGGACGGTCAACGCCTGCCACTGGAAGGACAGGCATAAATCCTGCCCCGTCTCGTTGAGCAGGGCCAGCATCTGCCGCTGCGTGTCATCGGTAATGTCCAGCGACGCGGGCCGCTTGGCGATGCACAGGCGGTCTATGGCGTCCTGAATGATTTCAAGCGTGGTTGCCATCAGTCGCCCTCGAAATAGTGTTTGAGGCTGTCCACAACGTCCTTCATGGTGCGGTTCTTGATGTACTTGTAATTCAGCGGGTCGCTGAAACGGCGCGCCCATTTCTCGAAGTAGGCCAAAAGAAGCGCATCTTCATCAAGGCCGATGCGCCGGGGCGTCAGAACGGATTTCAGGCAAAGGCCCTTTTTCGCCCACTCATAAAAGCCCCGCGTGGGCCAGTACAGGAAGCACCCGTTGCTCTGCCCCGTCGGCAGCGGATTGCGCGTGCCGTCAATCATGCGCCAGTCGAAGCCCCGCAGCTTGTTGATTCCCAACTGCGCGGGCATCACGGAGGCCGGGGAGCGCAGCAGGATGGTCACGTCCGCGCCGGGCCGGGCGAAGGCCAGCATGTGCGCCATCGTGCCCATCGTGGTCGCAATGTGCGTCGCCCCGGCAATGCGGCGTATCTGCTCGTCCAGCGGCAGCCGTTCCGGGGCCACGACCTCGTAGCCCTGCGTCCTGAAAAACTCCTCGAAATACTCTTCGCCCACGCCGTCGTCTGCCTTGAACTTACGCCGCGTCAGGTACAGCCTGCCGCTCTGCGCGGGCGTGCCGCAGCGGGCCTTGATGAAGTTGAACCATTCCAGCCACGCGGTATTCCCGCCGTCGCCCGTGCGGTACGCTTCATCCGGCACGATGACTTCCGCGAACTGCGTCGGCTGCGTGATGATCTCGTATTCCATGCCCGCCAGATGGAAAAACGCTTCCGCGTGTTTGGTGGACGCCCCCGGCTGCACCACGAAAACACGTTTCAGCCCGTCTGCATGGTTGCGGGCGTAGTGCCACAGGCGCGTCATGCCGTCGATTATCTCATGCCCGAAATGGCCGTAGATGACGCCTCCGAACACGACGCGCTCATGCCGCACGTCCACGCCCACGGCAACGTAGCTTTTCTTGCACGCCAGATTGTACAGCGGCGCTCCGGCCTTGCGTTCCACGCCCGCAACAAACGCGAAGTCCGGCCCGGCTACGCCGCCCTGATAGCAGTTCAAATCCGGGGCGCAGTCGTCCCGCTTTTGCAGCGGCAACAGGATGCCGCGCGGCACGGTGCGCACGCCGGGGGCAGGCAGCGTCTGTACGGCGTCAAGCGCCGCCTGCCACTTCTGCGCGTGTTCGGAGTAGAAGCGCATTACGCCTCCGCCTGCGCCTTGGGCCGTCCACGCCGCTTTTCGGGCTGTTCCTGCGCCGCTTCGGCCTGCTGTTCCTGCATGGCCGCAAGCTGCGCCTGCATGGACTCCATAGCGGCCCGCATGTCCGCGTTCTGCGCCCGCATGGCGTCCAGTTCCGCAGCCTGCTGCTGCATGGTGGCGACGGCCCTGCCGGACTGCTCATCAAGCCACGCCCGCGCCTTGCGGGACAAGTCAGCGCCGTCCAGCCCGAACGGCTCAAGGATGCCGCTGCCCACCTTGGCGAGCCGTTCCACGCTTGAAACGCCCGCGCTACGCAGGGTTTCGATCTGGCCGGGAGAGAGCCACGCCATATTCTGCAACGGCGTCCCGTCGCAGAACTGCTTGCCCTTGCAGTAGGCAAGAACCTCGTTCACCCAATAATTGCGCAGTTCCGGGGGCAGCCGCTGAATGAAAGCCGCTTCGCTTTCGCCCTTGCGGGGGGCCGCGAAGGGAAATTTGATGTTGCTCTTGCGGTCAATGGTGATGGTCGCCATCACGCCGTCCTCATAGCAGATTTTGCCGAGCCGGGCGCTTTTGCGAACGTCTTCAACGGCGCAGGGTTCAAACTGAATTTGTGCCATGTCTTCCTCGATGTTGTGGGGCAGGGGCCGCAGCCCCCGCCCCGGTTGTCAGTTATTCGGAAGTCGTGGTCGTGTCCGACGTGGTGGTTGTATCGCTGGACGTGGTGGTGTCCGAGCTGGTGGTCGTGTCGGTGTCGCCACCGCCGCCGCCCTGCTGCACGATGACGCCCTGCCGCTTGCGGTTGCTGATGGTCATGTTGCCCATCCACAGCAGCGGGATGACCACGCTGTCCTGATTGATGGGGAATTTGTCATCAGCCACCGTCCATTCAGCGTCGCGGTGCTGCCGCAGCTTCAGGTAGCTCGTGTTGATGAGGTAGATGTGCCCGGCGGGCATTACCGAATTCCCCAGGTCGTCCGTCACCTGGTCGAAGAAGACGTCCGCGCCCTTGTAGCGCAGGGTCTCGAAGCCCGCTTCGGCCTCGCGCGCGGCGGTGTACCGCTGCAACGCCTGCAAGCTGCTCTCGAAGGTGGCGTACATGTCCGGGTCCATCAAAATAAAGTCCGGCTTGTCCGTGCCGCGCGTCAGGGCGATGTACGCCTTGTCGATGGCGAGCTTGATAGCGTCGCCGTTCGCGCCTTCGGCAAGGCTGAATGTCTGGTTTGCCCACCAGCCATACGTCGCAGCGGAGATGCCGCCCACGGTGTTTGTCGGCGTGTCGGCCACCAGAAGCTGAAGGCCGCCCATCTGGTTCGACTGCGCCCCGGCGCTGTACATGTCGCGGTTCATAACATTCGAGGCCGACTTGATGGCGTTGTCCACGCGGGCGCGCACGAGGTCGAACACGCGCGTTTTATTGCCCATGTTGATGCGCATTTCGCGGCCGGAATAGGTCACGTGTTCAGCGGCCTGCACCCATTCGAACTCAGCCGCCGTGAACACGGTCGAGGGGTTAATGTTCAGGGTGTCGTAGCCGCTGTAACGCTGGAACGTCTGATTTTCGGCGAACTCCAGATTTTCCACGATTGTAGTACCGCCATCAAGAGTCTGCATGTTGTTGCGTTCCTTCATGCGGCGATACAGCGCGTTGTGGGCGCTCATGTTGTCGATGATGTCCCGGCGGCGGTTCTTCAGCGTGGAGACCGTCAGCTCGGTAAAAAGTGCGCTCGGATCAGGCATTGTCATATCCTCCGGGCCTAGCTGTTATACTTGGCCCATATATCGTTGTAGACTTCTTCCAGCGGCTTTTGCGGGTCTGCATCCGGCCCCTTGCCGGGGCGCGGAACAATCCCTGCCGCCTTGCGGGCACGCGCTGAATTTTGCTTGAACTGCGCAATCCGCGCGTCCTCCCGCGCCTTGAACTCCGCCTCCCGCGTTTCGGCCACGCTGAAAATCGCGGCCTCATACGCGGCCTTGAAAAGCTCCGGGGTGATGCCGTCCTGGCCTGCGTTCGCACGCATCCAGCGCCCCATCAGTTCCCCGACTTTTGCGCCGTGGTCACCAAACAAATGAGGGTAAAGCGGTTCGCCTGCCTCATTTTTGGCCTGTGCGAAGTCGTTAAGGCCATTAGCCACGCTGACAATCGCCTCTTGGCGTTGTGCTGTAGCTTGGCGTTCCCGTTCCGCGTTATCACGGCGTTGATTATCCTGTTCCAACTGGGCAAGCCGCTGCCGGAGCGCCAGCATCTGCGGGTCTGCCTGCTGACCGTCAGACGGTGCGAGGTGAAGCCCGGCCTGCTGCGCCCACTGCATCACTGCCTGCAATCCGGCCTGCGGGTCGCGGAACAGGAGCGACTTGACGGCAAGCACGTCCGAAATCTCTTTCATCATGGCCTGCGGGTTTCCCCACAGCGGGGAGCCGTCAGCCTGCCGGAACGACTGGAAATAGGGCTGTAAATCCTTGAAGCCCTGCATGACAGGCTGCAATGCCTGCACCTGTTGCATGGCTTGGAATGCCCGCCCCACCGCCTGCTCACGTTCCGTTTCCCGCTTGGCTACCTGTTCCTGAAGTTGTGGCGGCAGCTGGGCAAAAAGCTGCTGCGCGTCCTTTCCCCACGAAACAGGGGCCGCGACAGTCTGCGGCGTTTCCGGCGTTTGTTGCGCCTGCTGCTGCGCATCGGGAGTGCTGGCCTGTTTCGGTGCATCCGTCTGCTGCGCTGGCGTTTCCTCCGCCGTGTGAGCAGTGTAGATTTCGTCCAGTTCCGCGTTGAGAGATTCTTCCGCCGATGGCCCGTTGTCCGCTTCAGGCGCTACAGGTTCGGCAGCCGTGCTTTCCAGTTCGTCCATGTGTTCTCCTATGCACGCTGGGAGAGGTAGCTTTCCATCTCTGCGTGCGTGAGGTTTTCGAGGCCCGTTTTCCAATGCTTCCGGGCGTCCCGTGCGCATTCGCGCCCCTCTCGGGCGTCCATGCAGCCGTTGCTTTCCATATCGTACCGACGCGCCCGCCATGTGGTGACGGCATGCCCGTCCACAGGCGAGGCGTAGGCGATGTTGGGCTGCACCATGATGGTGACGCCCGGCGCGTCCTCGCCGCCCTCGCGCACGTCATCAGCGTCAACCCAAATGTAGCTTTTGTTCGGCCCCCAGGGGCCGTATATCTTGTGTGCGGACATCATCAGCCTCCCAGCAATGCGGACAACAGCGCGTCAATGCCGACGCTTGCCGCCCGCGCGCCCGTGGTTGCCGCGCCGATAGGGGCCAGCAGCAGCGATTCAACAGGATTCCATGCGTCTTCAACGCCTTCCGATGGTTCTTTACCCGTAATGGCACGATATGCCGCCACAGGATCGCGCATCGCCGCCGCTTCCGCGTCCTCCGGAAACATGCCCGCCGCCGCCAGCGTCCCCGCACCTATGCCGAGAGGGGCAAGAGAGCGCATCATATTAGGGTCGGCAGGATTAAAAGTACCTCTATTAAAAACACTTTTTATCTGTCTTGGGTCTGTCGTAACCGCAACCGTAGATTTCAAAGGTTCATCATATTTCCAATTATGCCCTGCGCCTTCATCACGCACACTATTTATTATGACACCATTTTTCTTGGCATCTTCTTTTGCTATTGCACCAAGTTCATTTGTTTGTAAATAATCACCTTTATATGGAATATCATTCCAATAATTGCCATGAGCATTTACTTTTAACGGCCTATCTATATTTAGATAAACAGGATAAATGTTTGCACCCTCTTTCCATGTTTCAGGTGAAAACTTATTAAACATTTCCTTTCTTGCATAGGTTTCCGCAACTTCTGGATTGTCAGTAAAGAATGACAGCCCTTCTGGCCTTGCGTGATAGCCACCTTCTATGGCAGGTCCGAAAAAAGTATCAAAATCAGCGGTTGAGCCATGAAAATACTTTTTTGGCTGTTTATCTTTTCCTAGAGCTTTAGTCCCTTGGATGTACGCCTTGAAAAACGGGCTGGACTCGCCGCCTTGCTGCCATGCTCTCTCCGCAAGTCTGACCACTTCCGGGTCGTCAGCCCAGTTTTTCGGCAAGTCGCTATGCTTGAGCGTGTCTACAAACTTCGCAGTTTTAGGATTGCTGATTAAATCAAGCATCCACCGGGGTATCGTCGCCATCACAGCACCCCCTGCGCTTGCGCCTGCGCCTTGGCCTGCGCTTCCACCCCGGCGCGCTGCAAGTCGTTTTGGGCCTTGAGCGCCTCAAGCTGCGGGCGCTGCGCCAAGTCCGCGCCTTCCAGTTGCAGCTTTTGCGCTTCCAGTTGCAGCTTCGCGCCTTCCAGCCGTTCGCGGGACTGGATCTCCGCGCCCTGCAAGCGCAACTGCTCCTGCTTCAGGCCACGCTCGTCTCTGGCCTGCTCCAACTCGCCCTTGAGCTGGTCAATCTGCTTTTGCAGGGGATTGCCGCTGCCGAGCTGATTCATAAAATCGTCGAACTTGTCCGTCAGGACGTTGGAAAGCGGCGTCTTCTGCATGATCGCCCGCAAAATCTCCATGAACAGGTCAGGCGGGATGATGCCCGCCTGTACGCCCGGCAGAAACACCTGACCGAAGCCGCCGATGGCCTGCATGGTGTCGGAAAGATCCTTCAAATCCTGCTGCTGGTTCGGGGCAATGGTACTGTCCGTCTCAATTTCGACCTTGTAGGAGCGCTGCAAATCACTTTGTAAAACGCCCTGAATGTCCTCCCACGAAGGCGTTGCCAGCAGCTTTTGCAACCGGTCGCGCTGCGCCTGCAACTGCGTCACGGCCTGCTGCGCGGCTTGATCGCCCATCTGCGCGGCCTGTTCGGCCTGCTGGCCCTGCGCGTCCACCTGTTGCAGCTGCGCCTGAGCATTGGCCTTGTCTTCAGCGGTCGGGTAGGTCAGACCCGTGATCTCGGCCAGCGTCTTGATCTGATACGTTTCGCTGATGATCTCCGCCGCGATGCGCAGGGTGTCGGCAAGAAACCGCTGAATCTCGCGCTTGTAGCCGTCCACGCGGCTTGACCCCCACGCGGCCTTGATCTGCTGCGCCGTGGCCGTCTCACTGGCCCGCGTGACGCCGCGCAGGATGTCGGAAATGCCGGTAATCTCGTACACGGCCTGCTTGAGCGCTTCACGATGCTCGTAGAGCTTGCCCAGCACTTCCGCTGCGGCCTTGACATCAAAGAGCCAGAACGCGCCGTCCAGCCCCCCGCGCTCCATGATCTGCGCCTCGTTCTCCACGGGGACAAGCTCCCCGTCCTGCGCGTCGTTCAGAACGCGGGCGACTTCAGTCCCCATGCTTGCCGCATACGCCCCGCGCCACTTGATGATTTTGGCCGTGGCCTCGATGCGGCGCGTGATGATGTCCAGCTCGTCGGCCTGTTCCTCGTACTGGCTGTACAACGTGGCTGGGAGCAGAGAATCCGGCGACGGCACGGCGAACATAGGCGCGGCGCAAGGGAAGAAATTCTCCAGCTTGAGCGGCGGTTCCTCATACTTCAGCGCGCTTTCCAGCCCCCGGCTCACCCACAGTACCATGCCGCCGTGTCTGTCCCAGACCTCCCAAACTTCGGCCCTGGCGTCCCTGTCCGTGTACTGGCCGTTGTCCCCGGAACGCTGCGCCTCCTGCCTGTCCGTGCCTTCGTTGCGGCCCTCGTGGCCGCCCGCGATGAACACAAGCTGATCAGCGTCAATGTCGGGGAAATACTTCTTCACATCGGCCTTGGTCATCCAGTGCCGGAACGCGCACCAGTCCACGCGATTCCAGCTGGGCGCGTCGGCGTGAACGAAATCCTTGTAGCTGACCGGCTCGAAAACGATGTTCTCCGACGCCACCACATCCACAAAATTGCCGTCCGGCAGCGCCTGCTGCGCGAACTCGGGTTCATAGCGCACCCGCATGACGGCGCGGCCCGGCAAGAGAAAATCCAGCACGGAGGCCACCGCCGCTGTATGGAAATTCCCGACGTCCAAGACATATTCCAACGACCTGTCCAATACCTGTGCGCAGGCCAGCGCGAGCGGGTCCTTGGATTGCCAGCGCTGCCGCACGTCCGGGCGGGGGGCCTGATTATACACGGCGTTACGCAGCGTTTCCGTGTTGCTGTAAAGGATGTTATAACCGCCGTTGACGGGCTGCGAGGTGGAGGCGTCGGCCTGCCCCCGCTCATTGCGGTAGCGTTCCAGCGCCTTTTTCGCATCCTTGCGCCAGTTCTTTTCGCGCTTCTGCGCCGCCGCAATTTCGGCAAGCCACGCTTCAGACGACACGGGAACGTCTTTCACCTGTTCCTGTGCCGCGTCTTCCAGTTGCGCCTGCGCCTGCATGTCAATCTGGCTCACATCGCCCTCGCTTGCCTGCATTTCTTGAAATGCCCGTCAAAAAGGTCTTTGGCCGTCCACGGCGTCGCCGCCGCAATCTGCACACGCTCCGCCAGCGTCTTCTCCGGCTGCGGCACTTTTGCGGGCTGCATTTCAGCCAACATGCGCGTGAGCAGCGCTAGCGCATCCACCTGGTCGTCATGCCTGCCGACCGGGAAGGTCAGCATTTCGGCCATCAAGTCAGCCACCCACGGACAGCGCGCCGGACTGGGGAAAAACACCTTGCCCATCTGCATGCGCGCCTGAAGGCTGCGCGCCCGCGTGGGCTTGTCCGCAGCGCTCGTGAACTGCTGACGATAGGTGGAGAACAGCTTTTCTTCAGCGCACCGCTTGCGGATGATGGGGTCCAGCGACTTCAGAATGACGCCGCCTTCTTCCGCCCAAATCTGGGGACGATACATGCGCACCATGCCCGCCCAGGCGTTGATCCATTCCAGCGCGTCAGTCTGCCCCCGCCACAAATCCACCACGTAGATGTTGTCGTCCTTGTCCACGCCCGCCAGAACATGCACGGTGAAATCCCCGCCGTCGGCAGTCACGGCGTAGTCCGACGCGCCGTAGTAGCGGAGGTAGGGCGGGAGCGCGTCATACGTGGCGAACCACTCACGCTTGAAGAACGCGCCCTCGTCCGGGGCCGGGCGCTGCTGATAGAGCGCCTGCCATTCACGCGGCCCGACCGTCTGGCGGATATTTTCCAGCAAGCGCGCATCGAACCGTTCCGGCCACAGCGGCGCGCCCTTCGCCCTGCCGAGCGCGTCATTGTCCTCCGCCAGCGCCGGGAGGGAGAGCAGTTCCCAGCCCTCGTGCGCCTGTTCTTCCAGACACCAGCCCGCCAAATCGTCCTCATGCCAGCGCGTCATCACAATGATAACCGCGCCGCCGCGCATGAGGCGCGTGTAGGCAACGCTGCGGTACCAGTCCTTCACCTTGCGCCGGATCGTCTCGCTGTCGGCCTGCTCCCGGTCCTTCACGGGGTCGTCAATCAGAAATACATGCGCGCCGCGGCCCGTTGTCGCGCCGCCGACGCCGACTGCGTAGTAGCTGCCGCCTTGAAGCAGATTGAAACGCGCGCTGGACTGGCTGGACGGGTCAAGCGCCGCGTTGGGGAACGTCGCCCGCCACTCCGCGCTCTGGCACTGATTGCGCACTTTGCGCCCGAAATCCTCCGCAAGTTCTGCCGCATAGCTGGACGTGATGATGCTCTTGTCCGGATTCCGGCCCAGATACCACGCGGGAAAAAACTCGCTCACCAGCATGGACTTGCCATGACGCGGAGGCATGGAAATCATCAGCCGCTTGATTTCGCCGCGCTCCACCGCTTCCAGCTTGTCAATGATCGCCCTGTGATGCTGACCAAACTCGTAGCGTGGATACTGCATGCCGATGTATCCGCCGAGCGTTGAGAAGGCCGCATCAAAGGGCGTCAGCGTCATTTCAAATCATCCCCAGACAGTTGCGCGCCACGAAACGCTGCATCACGCTGTTCCTTGGTCAGGATATTCACGTTAGCGTTCACGTCCACGCTGGACTTGTCACCGTAGAGACGCGGCTTCATGCGGGCCAGACGCCATTTCCGCGTGTCCATCGCAGCTTTGTACACATCCGGCGCGATTTCGCCAGAAAGACACTGCCGTTCAAGCTCAGCCATTTCCTCGAATTGTGCATCAGCGCAGGCATCACGCGCGCGCGCGTAGTGGTCTGCTGGAGCTTCCCTCAAAAAGACCGACTTGCTCACCCCAGCGGCAACGCACGCTTGCCGCACGCTTTCGCCGCCGCTGATGAGTTCCAACGCCTTTTCTATGGCTGCGGCCTTGTCTTTCGGTTTCCGGACAGCTTTCATGCTCATTCCCCACCGCTAAGCGGCAAACGCCTTTAATCAGGTAGCCGCAGGATTCCGGGCACGCTTTCATTTCGCGCACTCCCAGCCCCCCGAAGAAATTCCATTCCAGTACGTTGCGCGAATTATCAGCCCTGCCGTGCTATCCCGCCCGGATTCCCTGCTAGGGGCGGCCAGCCTGCGGCGTCCATGTGGCTGGCCCTTTCAAAGAGGCGGCTGTTTATCCGTCACCCCGCTGGTGCGGGCAATCGGCGTCTGGGGGGCCGGACGCCGCGCAACTCTCGTTAATCCGTCACGCCCGGTGCAATTCCTCGCGCAGGGCGGCAATCTGCTGGTGAACGCTCTCCCGATGCGCCTGACATGTGTCCTGTCGCACCAGGCGTTCCATATCGGCCCGCAGGGCCTTCTGTTCGCTGCGGATGTCGCGCAGCAGATAGATGCAGACGCCGGAGAGGGCGGGCGTCACGATGGCCAGCAGGCGGAGGAACAGGTCCATGTCCGCGCCCATCAGAACCCCAGCCCCAGCATGCCGAGCAACAGCGTGGAAATCTCCTTCGCCATGCTCGGCGGCAAGTCTGTCTGCGGCCAGTAATGCAGGATAATTGGCCGCACAAATTCCCACAGCATCCCAATGGACAGCACCCAGCCGAGGAAGGAACGCCAGAGGCGGAGGCGCGATTGCGGCGCGCCGGAGATTTCAGCCTCGTTAATGCGCGCCTGCTGCTCGCGGGAGGCGGCGCGATCCGGCAGCACCTTGTCCAGTACGCGGCCCCCGACGCCCAGCAATTCCTTTAGCCACGAGAACATCACAGCCCCTCCACATAGCGCCGGAGGTCAGCCACGCGGTTGAGCCAGCCGTCTAAAAAAACGTCTTGCGACGGCTTTTTTCTGACGATTTCTTTGTAGAAATTTTCGCGGGCAGTAATGATGGCCTGCCGCACGGGCTGCGTGTTGTCCCGCGTGAGGGCGGCCCGCGTCAGGGGGCCGAGAACGCCGTCAACGGCGAGCGGGACGCCGTGCACGACGCAGGCATTGTACCCGCGCTGCGCGAGCTTGACGGACTGCGCCCGCCCGGAATTGACTCCGGCGTCGTAGAGCAGGACGCCCATCTGCACGGGCATGTCGTCGAGGTTCAAGGGCGTCCAGAACTCGCGCCGAAAAATGGCGCGGGCCTGCGCTGTGCCGAGATTGCGGATGGTGGAGCGGGTGACGGGCAGGGGATGGACGCCGAGGTTCTGCAACCATGCGCGGTTGACGGCATCACGGGCAAAATCGGTCAGAAACGCCAGCGACACGCCCCAATGCGTGAGGCCACCCCGATCGGCGGCGTCGTCAGAGAGGTCGCCTTCCCAGCGGGCCGTAAATTCCTGCGCTATGTCGAACTTGTCCACGTCCTGCGCTCCTGTTTGGGAGGAATCATAACAGGGGTGTGGGGGCATGGGTAGGGCAAGCGCCTATTTTACAAACGGTTTTTTGACTCAAAAAAAATATTTTCATCCTATTTGAAAAAATAGTTGACAAAATCAATGGGAGGGCATATCTTGAAATCAACGAATGAGGGAACTAGCCCATAAGGAGTAAAAGCCATGACCGCTTACGAAACATACCTTGACGGCAACCGCGAACGCTTTGAAACGCTTACCGACGCCGAGAATTTCATGACAGCACACGGCTTGGTATATGAAGACAGCAGGGCCTGCGACCACCCAACGGAAGAACGCAGCTATTGGTTACCCGCAGGCGCAATAGACAATTACGCAAACGCCGATGAAGCTTTTGCCGATCTGTACGGCGACGGCAACGAACCAACGATTACTCCAATTGAGGCATAAAAATGCGAGGCGGCGCACGGCCCGGTGCAGGGCGGAAGAAAAAGGACGCGGGGCGGACGGTGAACAAATCCGTCTGCCTGCGCCCGGAGGAATGGCAGGCATTGGCCGATGCGGCCCCAGACGGCAGCCCTAACAAGGAGGCGGCCCGGAGGCTGCGGGCCAGTCTCGAAAAAAAATCTAGCAATCGGGACGCAGGGCGGCATCGAGAACGTTTCGCGCCCTGACCTGTTCCCAACGGCCCGCCCCTATTTCCATCCAGCGCAGCAGGGAATTACAATCCGGGCACTCGCAATAGACATTGCGGGTGTGCCCGGCCTGCCGCGTTGCATAAACATGAAGACGTGCCCCCCCGCACACCGGGCATGCCACAAACCGGCGCGGCCTGCCGCGTTTAGGCATCGGCCCTCCGCATATCTTCTGCCAGCGCGAGGCGTTTCTTTCTTTTTTTTGCATTTGTAACCAAACGCTGATAACATGTATTACACATTCCGCACTTCCTTTTTGGTCTTCCTGAAGGATTTAACGTACCTCCAATAGTCCCGCAGACAATACAAGGAATAATTGGATTTTCTTTACATTTTTTCTTCCATATATTCCCATCATAAAATAATGTTTCTACATCTCTTATTTTATACTTGCTGTACCGCTTTATTATTGTTCTATAATCCATGCCCCTTCTTTCTGCTTCTTCTGCCAATGAAACAGAACGTCCATCTATATTTATAAAAATAGTATTTTCTTTATTTCTTGAATTTTCTTTAGGTGTCACCCATCTGCAATTAGCCTTTGTATAATCGCCATTATTGTCTATTCTATCTAGCTGTAAGCCATCCTTATATTCAGAAAACATATCATTATAAAACTCATCAAAATTTCTCCATCTTTTATCATAGGATATTCCTCTTTCATAATATCTCTTATTTGCTTTTTTATTCGTTGTTCCATTACAACGTTGTTTCATGTGGTGCCAAACTTCATAAAATTTTGTTTTTGACATCCCGTGCGTACTCATTTGGAAACCTCACTTTTCCATATCGCTTGCTAATGCAATGTAACCACACGCATCAACATACGAATCCTCGCCCCCCGCCCCGTGCTGCATGCGGGCTATTTTGAGCAGGGCCATCATTACGGCTACGTCCTGCGGCGCGAGCGAGGGGAACGACAGGGAATAGAAATCGCCGTCGTCCTCCGCCTGGGCTTTCCCTCGCAGATAGGCGTTCCACAGGGCCGCGATGCTGCCGAAACAGTCCTCGGGCTGCCCGTACCGTTCCTGCCGCTCCCCGTTGATGACCTCATGCGCCCGCAGCAAGATGTTGCCGCGTTTGTCGCGCATTTGCGGGGTTTTCTGCGCAGCAACGTCAGGCGGCCGCTTTTCGTCGTCCATGAGCGCCATTTCCTCCGCCAGCTTGTCCCGGCATTTGTGACAAAGGCCGCCCATGGCCGACTCCCGCAGATCCATCCACGCGCCGCAACGCTCACATTTCAAGCCGTAGTCGTGGCTCATTCTCCCCCCTTATCTTTACATGTAATTTCATACGGCGGACAGTATGGCGGGTGAGGCCATGGCCACATAGGTTGAGGGAATGGATTGATCCGCGTTTGATTTTGTTGAAAAAGGGATACTAACAAATTGATACTTGCCTGTAATGAATCAATACGATGTATCAATTCATTAAATTCAACACTTCCAAATTCCGCAATTCTCTTTTTCATTCACAATCCCCCTTATGTTCATCCCACGGCCCTACCTGTCCCGGCTCCGTGGGCTGCGCCTTCTCTACGACGCGCTGCCACACGGCCCGCGCCTTCTTATCCCCGATGTGTTCCCCGGCCAGCGCCCGTAGCGCCACGGCTATCAAATCGAGGAGCTCCGCCGCCTGATGCTCAACGGGATGGCCCCACAGCGCCGCGTTGTGCAGCTCGTCCAATTCCTCGCGCAGGGCGTCCGTGACAGCCAGCATGTTCGGCGCGTCCAGAGGCCATTTGTGTTTCCTGCGCGCCATGGCCACCCACCGCGCCATTTGCGCAATGAGGATGCCGCCCCGGCCTTCATCGCCATCCCCGATGACGGCCCGCTGCTGCCACATGGGCAGGCCCCCGTAGCGACGACTCATTGCAGCCCCCAGATTTCCACCGTGGCCCGACCACCCGGAACGCAGCCCGCCCGGAACACACGCAAATCGTCAATCTGGGCGTCGTCCTTCCACACCCGCGCCGTGGTCAATCCGTCAAGTAACGCCTTCAGCGCGTTGTCGATGTCGCGCCGCCGCCTGTCCGGCGGTTCCAACTTGACCACGACGGCCAGCCGTTGCCGCAATTCCACCGGGGCCTGCTGCTCACGGCAGGCGCGGCCCACGCTCGCCTTGTAGGCGCGGCCCTCCGCAGAAATCAGCGTTCGCACGTTGCGGCCCATGACGACGTGCCGCCAGTAGTGATTCACCGAGGGCGGCCACGGCAGCACCAGACGATACCCGCTCAAATTTCCCTCCTCGCACCGCATGCACGCCAAATCGCCCCAAATTCCGGGGATACACGACAAGCACGGATTAGACACGCGCCTTGCCTCTTTTCTCAACTTCACGCATAGCCATATCCCGCAATCTCAAAAGATCATCAGGCGATTCTTTCAACGGACACCATGTAAAATCACAATGTTCTTGTATTATTGGACGGATTGTCGGTATCATACGCTTATTGCCTTGCGTCATAAGTGCTTTCTGATTGGAATAAAAATGTAACCTTGCTTCAAGTTCATTAAGATTTATTATTGCGTTTACAATCGCTTCAAGTTCCGCACCGTATGCCGACTCTACATCATGCTCAATATAATGCACAGGCTCACCTTTCACAGCCCATGCTGACAGAGCAAAGCCCTTTCCCTTGTTCTGGTAGACAACGCCTTTTACATAAACATTGATTTCTTGCATTTACTTTCCCCTAGTATGCTTGCTGCTGTTCTATATCTTCACGTTCAAAGCCGTATGCGTCTAAATCTTCCGGCTGATTCTTTATGTTCTGATGCATACGACAGTAAGACTGGATATTCTCAATCAGTTTCTTGCGTTCAGAATCCGAAAAGAAACGCTTTTTACCGTCAAACAGCCCACGCATAGCTGTTTCATACCAGTAACCGTGCTTTAATGAGTAAAAAATCTCCTGATGGTCAGGGTTTTTCCCCGGTATGAAGTTCTTGCATTTTGTTATGAGGGCGCTTCCAACAATGCCGTTTTCAAGGTGTCCGTGTGTAAAGAGTGAAATTGCAAGACGCGCCTTTTCTATCGTGAACTCACCACCACGCCCGAATATCTCACCACGCTTCTTTTGCAATGCTATAAATGCCACACCAGTTGTCAAGCGATCAAATATCTTTTTAATTTCAGCACCTACCTTGTAAAAATCCTCATACACTTCAAGGAAGTCAACAATGTTGATGCCTGTAGGGTCGATGGCATCAGCATAATCATGCGTTTTTGAGTAAAACTTGCAAAAGCTGGAAAACTCGTCTGTCGTGATATTAAACTTTTTGATACGGTCGTTTATTTCGTCAGAAGTCATTTCCGATGTGATATAGCGGAATTTATGCTGAAATTGATTCAAAAACACAAGATTAAATAAAAAGGCTGTTTTGCCGGAGTTGCTTTCACCGGCTACCACAATGACGTTCTTTTGCCGCAGTTGTATATTCCGCTGCAAAGCGAACATAAAACTAAACGGGATGACTGCACCCTGTTCGTCTTTTGTGAGGTCGATTTCCCGTAGGTCTTGCGAAACTTTGCGAAACGTGCTTGCAGTCTTCCCCGACTGCTCGATGAAGCCAGCTTCCCGCAATGCCTTGAGGCCCAACAGAACTTGTTCGCGGTCGTACTGATCGCGGATGCCAAGCTGCTGGAACACGTCGGCTATCGTGAACGTTCCATTGCCCTGAAGCTCCAGCCAGCTTTTCAAGCCGCCGGTATTCAACGCGAGGGGATGGCCGTGTCCATGCGTCCGGCCGATGCTGCCGACGATTTTGTCCACCTGCTGCGGTTCAAGCGGGGGCTTGCACTTGGCGGCGTTCAATGCGTGGGCGAACAGGGAAATTTCGTTACGGCTCATTCCCTTGGCGTACCAACGAGCGCACCAGCTTGTGAGCGTGCTGTCCCGTTCGCCGCTGGGAATGTCGCCTGTTAAATTCAACGCAACGGGGATGGGTTCGCCGGATATGGCGTACCCGTCGCCCTTTTTGGCGATTTGCAAATCAGGGCAGGCGACAAGCGACGACATGCCCGTGAAGCCTTCCAGCTCCCGCAGCGTGTACGGCTTGCCCGTGTCCGGGTGGATTGACGGAGAGAACACGCAGTATGAACCGTCGCCCCGGATATCGATTTCGTCAGAGACGCCCTTGACGGACGGCGGAATATACGAACCGCTGCCGGGATGCTTGTAGAACGCATGGAACTTGTGCTGGCTGGACGTGTACTGAAACAGGTTCGGGCGCGGCATGTTCGCCTTGAACCAGTCGTGTCCCTTTTCGCCGTCCACATCGACGCACACGACGCCGGAGACAGCGCCGCAGACAAGGCCGATGTTTATGTCCGGCTTGCGTTCAAACCAGCGGTGAATTTCTGCCGCGTCCGCCCGTTTCGTCTGGTATGGCTTCCATGTTGGCGTGTCGCCGATGAGGGGCAGCAGGTCAGCACACGGACGCTTTGAGCGCGGGTACAGGGGGATGACGGAGCAGCCCTGCGCTTGCAGCCACAATGCGCGGTCTAGGGTAGCGTTAGATTGCACGGCAACCCCTCCTGTGCATGTCGTCCAGCATCGGCTCATACTCGTTCTTGTATATTTCCTCCTTCCGCGCGACTTCTTCCGGCGTATCAAACAGCCCTATCTCGCAGCGCTTGCCGATTTCGTAGAGCGCATCCAGTTCGTCTTCCCAGCCGTCCGAGAAGGATTCAATTACGCAGTCAGAGTCCTCCCAGCCTTCGGCATTCAGCCATGTCGCTGGGTGTGGGATGAATTCACCATTATCCTTGCGCCATTGGTCGCACAGGCACTTATTGCCCAAGCGTTCCAGCAGGTCTTCAGGCAGCCGTCCAGCATCCCGCTTCTTTGCGTAGGCTTTCCATGCCTGCCCCTTGTTCACCTTGCGCGGGTATTTTTCCCAGAAGGCCAGAAAATCTTCCGAGTAATCGCCAATGGAACCACGCTTTGAACCAGTGGCTTTTGCTTCAGTTCCCCCTTGGGGGGGTATAGGGGGGGATTTAATATCGTTATCGTTATCGTTATCGGCTTTTTTGGCTTTCGTTGGGTTTTCAGAAAAACCGTTCGCTTTTTTTGGGTTTCCTTCGCTTTCGTTCGGTTTGCTTTGGTTTTCTTCGGTTTTCCGAGGGCGGCCACCCTTGCTGCCGTTTTCTGAATTTTTCCGGCACTTTTCGGCATACCGTTCATCGTTGCGTTGAAACTGCTGCCTGAAGAATACGAACAATGCTTCAAGCAGTGGATCATCAAAATGGACTTCTTCGCCCATGTTGAATTGAAAAACGGCGTCCCATAGACGCGCCTTGTATTCGTCAGACAAGTTGCGCGTCGGTTCATATTGGTCAAAATAAAGCTTGAAACTTTTTTTATTTTCATCCATAATTTCTTCACCTCACTTAGTTAAGGTTCCCTACTTAATGCCCCGGCCCTCACCGGGGCTTTTCTATTCCAGCACTTCTCTGCACTCCCGGCACCTTTTCGCGCAGTACCATTTCTCCGCCCACTGATGCGTCTTCCCGCAGGGCCGCACGGTCGGGTACTGCTCGCACCACGCCCGCATGATTTCCTCCGGCGTCCTCTCCGGGTCATCCCGGCGCGCTCCGGCCTTCACGGGGTCAACGGGGATGCGGCAGCGGATTTTCACATGTCCCCCGCCGGGAGGCCGCACCCGATGCCGAACGCCTCCCGCACCAGCGGCGATGGAACCGGGATCGGCTTCGTCCACTGACTGCCGGATGCCCGCTGTTTGCGATCCGGCACGAACTGGCAGGGATTTTCCCCGAAGCATTCCTCGCGCTTCCCGCAGGGCAGCGGCTGCATGGTCGTGACATGCAGCCGGTCGCAATGGTTTGTCTTGATTATAGCAGGCTTTGAAATAATTTCAGGCTGGATTTGTTCTTTTAATTCATCATCTTGAGGCTTCTTGACAATCTCTCCGGACTGTTTTATTAGCGCGCGCTCTTTGGCTTTGCGAGCCTCGTACTTGCAGGCTTGAGAGCAGTACAGGCCATTGTGAGCCTTTGGATAAAATTTCTTCCCGCAGAACGCACAGTTGCGGCTCTCAACAAGCGGCTGCATTTGTGCAAGCTGCGCCTTCAGTCCATCCCGTTCTGCCATCAGTTCCCGCGTGACAACCTCTATGCCGAGCGCCTGCGCGGCTTTCATGCCGTCCGCTACGACCGTAGCGAGGTGCGCGGATTGCGGCAGGCGGCTACGATGCCCCTCGAAGACATGCAGCATGATGCGGGCGGCCTTCAGGTATTTCTCGCGTGTGCGTTCTTCCATCGTTTACCCTCGTAAACCAAAATTTTACGGCAACGGCTTAAAATATTTGCTATCTTCAAGCCGTACACGGTCAAGAAAATCCACATGCAGTAGTTGGGGGACAGCTATGGCAAGCGCCTTCCTAATCAATCCCGATTCATCAGTCCCGATGCGCAGGGCAATTTCCCGCACCGTGGCCTTTTCCGTCTCGGTGACGGCGGCTGATATGCGGGATTCGCGTTTGTCGCCCATCTATTTTCGCTCCCGCATGGCAACAGTGATAATTGCGCTGATGATTTCCACCAGCAGCACGAGAACAACCTGCCCCAGCATGAACAGGAACGGGGCCAGCACCACAAGCAGGGCTATGCCGATAAGCATTGACCAGCTCATCACCCACGCCCCCCGCGCCAGTAGTCCCACGACATCAGCAGGAACGCGCACAGCAGGCAGACCCCGACGACGGCCAGCAGTTCAAGACGGTCAGGCATCGGGGGCCTCCTTGGCGGACAGACGGCGCATGGCTTCGCGTAAGGCATCGGCTTTCGCTGACGATATATCCTGTCGCGTGCCTTTAATGACGCGGGTCAACGTTACTGGAACAATGCCCGCTTCTTTAGCGAGCTTGGCCGCAGCCAAGTGATTAGCCTTCAGGAAGGCCACTACCTCATTGACAATCGGTGGTCTGTTCATGGCTGGATAATACCAAACGGTTTGTAAAACTTCAAGAACAAAAAACTTTCTGGCATTTGTCTAAAAACATTCCAAATGGTAGTGACGAACCATGAAGAAATATCTCGATTCCGTGCTGGATATTTTGGAACGCGCGGTAGCACAAGCTGGCAGTAAAAAAGAACTAGCAGAACAGGCTGGTATAAGCCCCGTCACATTGGGACGATGGCTTAATAAATCGCGTGTGCCTAATAGTGATGAGCTAGGAAGAATTTTTGATTTGTTGGGCGTAACACTGCAAGAGCCATCTTATCCGAAAGATGAATTTATAATGGTTCCTTTACTGAATACTGTTGTAGGGGCTGGTGCAAGTCTTTTGACAGATGCCGAAATTGTAGAAAACTGTCTCTTCAGGCGTGACTTTTTTGTAAATCAAAAAATTCATACTTCTGATCCTGTAATGATGCTCGTTGACGGTGACAGCATGGAGCCTTTTATTAAAAAAGGGGATACCCTTTTAATAGACCAGAAAGATACTACATTGAAAGACAATAATATCTACGTAGTCCGTCTGGATAACGAGCTTATGGTAAAACGGGCGATGCGCGTCCCTAAAGCATGGCGGTTATGTAGCTTGAACCCGGAGCGGCCGCACATTGATATTTTTGATAATGATGAATCCAACGGTGATTTGTTTAAGGTCTATGGCCGCGTGCGCTGGTTCGGCAGAGTTGTGTGATGGAAAAATTAACTGAACAGATGCTTTTGCAAGCGCACAAGGCAGAGCTTGATAATTTTTTAGAAAGCAACAAGGCGTCTGTAGTTTTTTCCAAAATGGCCCTATGGAGCACGCTGCTTATAAACGGTGCGGCTATTATCCCTATTGTTTATGCAAAAACAGAATATCTCTACCCGTGCGCTGTTATTTTCGGATGGGGTGCGCTTTTTTCAGTCATAGCAACATTCTCAGTTTACTGGGCGCAACGCTATGCCTCTGCGGCATGGGCAACGGCATTCAGGGTTTCAGCTTCGGATGCGGCATCATATACGGAGGCACGGGCGGAGAAGGTTCTGAATAATCGAAAGTCTTCTTGTTTTCGTCTGGTTGCTGCATTTCTTGTTGTGCTGTCACTTGGATGTTTTGTTTTTGGTCTATGGAAAGCGGGGCAAATAACAGAAAAGCGAGAAATGCACAAATCAACCCAACAAAAAACACCGCAGCTTCAATATCAAGTTGACGCATTATCTTTACTCCTGTCTTGCCGCGTCCGCTGGTTCGGGCGGGTGGTGTAGGAGAAAGGAGAAAAAGCATGAGCCATTTTGATGGGAACAACTATTTTGAATCCGTCGATGAATGGGAAATTCGAGAATTGACACTTCCCACTGGGGAGAAATTTATAGGCGTGTACATACGCTCCGGTAAAAAAGAGCATCGGTTTGCATTAGGCGGCCATGAACCACAGGGCTGGCTGGAAGCCCTCATGGCCGCCACAAATGCCAAAATTACAAAACAAACAATCGGGCCGCTTAACTAGCAATGCTCCCCATAAAAGGGCAGCCTGAACCACCATAGCAGAAGGTGTCCGGCTTTACTATTTCCAACGGTTCGCCAGCCGGAAGTCGTTTGCAATAACCGCCATTTTTTTCCATGACGATCAAATGCAACTCGTTTCTTTCTGACATCACCGTAATCTTCACCACATCATCAGGATTGATTTTCATCATGACTCCCCGCCCCTCACCGAGTGGCTTTTTCTCTTTCTTGTTAATACGCTGTTTCAAAAAAATACATAAATGCCGGTTGGTGAGCGTTTGAGCAAAGGGCGCAGGTCTCCTATCCCTACGGTTCCCCGTAGTTAGGAGGCCACGCCCTAGCGACTTTTCATGCCGGTCGGAGCCGCGTCGTCGCTTCGGGCACTCTGCAACGTGGTGTCCCGCACAGAGCTTGCGTTAATTGGGGCGCTCGTTCACCTGCCCCCGCACTGGCCTTGACGCATCAGGTCTGCCAGCCGCCGCTTTCGTGCCTATCCCCTTTGGTACGGCGGTCTTCCCTGCCCACATCCCCATCCCGTTAAGTTCCTGCCAGAATGTAGGCGCATCCATGCCCCCCCTCTCGCGCGGGGCTGCGCTGCCCAGTACATCGGAGGGCAGGGCCGCAAACGCTGCCGATTCCCCATCGGCAAAAAAACTATAATTTTTTTAGAACCGATTGGCAACTTTTTTCTTGACTCTTACAAACCATTTGGTATTCTGTCCTTGCAAACGGGGAGGAACGCCGAACGCGGCCCACGGGCCAGAGTAGGCAGGGTTCCGAACCGGGAGCAGCCCGCCGGGGCAGGATTCCAGAGGCCCGAAACACGCACGGCCCATGCGGCACGACGGAGCGGTAGGACACCGCGAGAGAAGCCCGGAAGGCGGGAGAGAATGGGGTGCGACGCCCAGACGGTCGCGGCCACGGGGCGGAGTGCAGGCAACGCGCGACCCGCCCGAAAAAGCGCAGGACAGCAGCGCATGCGATGCCGTGACGAGCGGCGGGCGGGCAATGAGAGAGGTTATCATGAAAATCGGAACAAAGGAATTCATCGAGATGATGGCGACATTCGAGAGGTTTTCAAAGGGCCGCTATCGTCTCGATAGAGAAAAAAGAGATCTTTGGAGTATCCGGGTCTTCTATCAGGACCCGGAAGCAAACAAGGCCTTCTTGGCATTCCATGAAGGCGTGGAGTACGGAAAAAGCATTTCCAGGACGTGATTGCGCTGTAAATTTCGTTTTTTGCCCCTCCGTGGGCGGCTGGGAAGCGTCAGGAACCAGCCAGACACACGACAAAGGGAACGCCCGCGAACGCGGGAATGGCAGTACCGATGCCGTGAATTTGTCACAGCATGCTGACCCGACCATGCGCGGAAGGCCGTGAACGCATGGCGAAAAGCCCTGCCAGTCACAGGGCCGAGGACGAGGCCGCAACCGTTGACTACGGGGACGCTGCGCCAGCCACGCAGCGAGGCATGGAGCCGGGTGGCGCCCGGCGTTGCGAAGCCAGAGCTACGGGCGACACGGCATTCATTGTTGAACAGCCCGCCACTGTTACTCCTGATGGCAGATGGCGGGTAGATGCGGTTCCACCGGAGGCTCTCGCAGGCCCACACGCGGGGCGGTCCCGCGTGATCGTCCGTGGCATCTGGCAGCGCAACAGGTTACGGAATAACTGACAATGTACACTGCCGTAGTGTCAGAACTGCTGCGCGCAGGGGGCGGGGTTGGCTCGCCCCTTTACTTTTTTGGGGGAGGCAATGGGAACGAGCAATGAAAAATACCACGCCCGCCTTGAGGCAGGGCTGTGTCCCAAGTGCGGAGGAACGCCTGCGCCGGGGCGGAAAATGTGTACGAAATGCCTAGAGGTGGCCACCCGCAGCTACAGGCGACATCGTGAGCGCGGCCTGTGCACGACATGCGGCGCTCCCGTGGAAATTCCCGGCCACTGCTACTGTAACGCCTGCAAGGCGTTCCGTTCCTTCAAACGTTCTGGAACCGAGGCGGAACGCTGGGAACGGCGCGAGGCTTTTTACGCGCGAAAGTCCATCGAAACACAGGCCCGCGTCCATGAGCGCGACTGGCACGGGCGCTTGATGAAGCGAGGCGGCAATGTGCAATGCGAGTAAGTGGAGCAACGGCTATCCATGCCGGGGCGACGATTACCCGGCCTGCGCGCAGGGCGCGTACCTCGCGCCGGAGGATATGCCGGGCTGGTTCTGCACGACCACGGGCGATCCGTGTTGTGAAGAACTGTGCCCGGAGGGTGAGGACTATTACGCCGAGAACGGCGAAACCGATTGGCCGGAGGAATACTATGACCACCATCCATGGTACTGAACGCTGGGCTGCCCTGGGCGACGCCCTTGTCGGCATAGCGTATTTCATGGCCTGCCCGCTGTTCGCGGCGCTTTTGGTCTACATCACGGAGGGCTTCTAATGGCTACCGCTTTGATTTTCTACCGCCTGCCCGACGGTCGCACAACATGGGCGCGGGTGCCGCGTTGGCAGTTCCGCAGCGCCCTGCGGCTGATGTTCTCCTGCACGGCGACGGACGCGGTGCAGTGATGTGCCGCCACATGGCGCAGTGCCCGGACGCCGGGCCGGAGTGCCGCATATCTAATGTCTGCCGCATATGCGGCTTGTACGTCGGCCCGATACGCAGGGCCGTTCACTTCAATCTTCAACCGGAAGGAGATTCCGAAAATGACACAGGCAGCGCAGCCTATGGAGCAGGCAGGCAGCGCGGCGAAGCAGCCGCCCTTGACGCCGCAACAGGCCAATGAAATCTGGGGCGGAGATGACTTCAGCGAGCCTTTTTCACTGGACGGCATCGTGAGCAGCAAGCATTTCAGCCCGCAGAAAGTCGTGGTCTATGGCGTCCCCGGCGTAGGCAAGACCACCTTCGCCGCCACATGGCCGAACCCGATCCTCCTTCGTACGGAGGACGGCGCAGGTGCGCTGGACGTGCCAACCTTCCCCAAGGTAGCCGCCAGCACGGACGATCTCAAGAACGCCATTCTTTCCTTGCACAGGGGCAAGCACGATTTCAAGACCCTCATTCTGGATTCCCTTGACTGGACAGAGCCGCTTATATGGCGCCGCGTCTGCCAGCAGGGGGGCAAGGAAAACATCGAGGACTTTGGCTTTGGCAAGGGCTACGTCAAAGTCGATGACAAATGGCGCGCCATACAGGCCATGCTGGACAAGCTGCGCATGGCCAAGGGCATGCACATTGTGTGCATTGCCCATGCCGTGCCCGTCACATTTGACCCGCCCGACAGTGATCCATACTTGCGGTATTCGCTGAAGCTGCACAAGCGAGCCGCCGCCCTGTGGATGGAGTGGGCCGAAATGACCCTGTTCCTGAATTACCGCACAACCCTGATTGACGGGAAGGATAGCGGCGGCAAGACCAAGGCGCGCGGCACGGGCGAGCGCGTCATCTACACGCAGGAACGCCCGGCCTATCAGGCAAAGAGCCGGTGGCCGCTGCCGGATGAAATCTATATCGGCAACGACGCCACATGGAAGCCTTTTCACGATGCACTGACAGAAGCCAGCGGAGGAGAATATCATGCCCATTGATTTCAACGGTGAAGAGGAACAGCGTGAACGGAATTTCGGCCCCGTTCCGGCGGGGAGCCGCGTTCTTGTACGGCTGCATATCGAAAAGACGGACTACCCCTGCCGCGACATGCCGGAGCTGACCGAGACAAAAAGCGGGCTGTTGCAACTGCCCTGCCGCTTTGAGGTCGTCGGCGGCACATACGACGGCGTGAGCTGGTACGACAACATTACCGTACAGGCCGGAATGCAGCGCATCCGCCTGACCGAGGGCCAGACGAAGAGCGCCAACATCGGCGGCAGCCTTCTGCGGGCCATCATTGAAGCGCACCGTGGAATTGACCCCAAGGCCACGGATAGCCGCAGCGCGTCGGGCCGCACCATCCGCGCGTGGGGCGACATGGAGGGCATGGAATTTCCTGCCCGCCTCGGGCTGGAAAAGGAGCCGTATGAAGGGAAGGACGGTCGCCTGTACTGGAATAACCGCGTGACAAAGGTTCTGCCCTGCACGGACAAGGAATACGCGCAGATCAAGCGCGGCGCAGAATTCATAACGGACGGCCCCACGCAGGGCGACGGGCAGCCCCGCCAGCGCTCCGGCAATCAGAGCGCGTCAGACATGCCTCCGTGGGATGACGTGCCGCCTGCTGACGATCCGTTTTAATTACAACGCCCCGCCCGCCGGGCAAAAGGCGGGCAAAGGTAAACATGATGACTGACTTTGAACTTGACGTTCTTGAGGCTGCCGCCAAGGGCGCGACAAAGGGCGTGTGGCATTGCCGTCGGAAGGATGTTTTTTCTCGCACTGCTGATGGAGATTTTCCTGTGGTGTATGACGCGCGATATGAGCGTGACGCCAACTACATCGCCGCCGCCAACCCCGCCGCCGTCCTCGACCTGATTGTCGAGCTGCGGCAGGCGCGGGCGGATGCCTGCGAATGGAAGGAGGCCACATGCCCGAAATGCGGTTTTACTGGCGTGGTGAAAACGTTTCGCGCGGGAAATACCATTTCAGTTCAAAACAAAAAAAGTAAGCCGGAGGACTAGCCTAGACTTTCTCTAACCTTGCGCCGCGCCTGCGACCTGTCGTAGACTGCGGCAGGAGGTTTTGCCATGAACAAGCTGATACTCGTGCTGGCTGTGGCGTTCGCGCTGTGCGCGGGGGAGGCCTCCGCACAAGCTGCCGCTGATGAAAGTTTCATTTATAATTGCACGTTCGATGGGCTTTCCGTGCGTGTCGGAAAGCCCATCGAGCTTGTCATTTTTCACGATGCCCCACGCAAGATAACCCATATTTCAGGGAACAACGGCACAAAACGCTGTTCCATGCAGCGGCATGGCAAACAGATTATTTTCATCGAAAAAACGTCATCAGGCGACATGACCTTTACCAGCATTTTCCCAAACCTTGAGGCCGTCCATTCCCGGCATGTGTTCATTGAAGGGAACGCTTCTTCACAATATCAAGGCCGCTGCACATATCAGAAGGCAGAATAGGGGGAAATGCATATGCGTTTTTTCAAAAGAATAAAAAATGAAGGAATCCGCAGGATATTTATTATAGCCTCAATATGCTATATGATTTTTCAATTTTTTAGTTTGTTAAAAACAAAAACAGATTTATATGATGCTGCTTATAAAGCATACTTAAAAAGCCTACAACTTGGGTTTGATGAAGTTCCACCTTCTCTGTTTTATAATGCAAGAGAGGTTTTTGACTATATTGCTGTATTTGCTATTTTGTCTGTTGGAGGAATCCTTCTTGGTTATCTGGGTATTCTTGTTGTCCAGTGGGCATACGAAGGATTCAAAAAATCTTGACATCCCCCGCGTTTTGTGGCCTTCTGCCCTTGGAGCTTCGTAACCTCCACAGGCGGTAGCCACTCGCCGTAAGCGTGGCTTTTCTTGTCGGCATTGTGCCGGGTGTCGGGTAGCGGTAACGCCCCGGCCCTTCCTGTAGGGTTACGAGCACCCGGCTCTGTTCATTTCAGACAGGGCCAATCGTAATAAACAGGAGTACATCATGGAAATGGCCCTCACCTTCAATGCCGTAGAGTTTACCACCATCACCAGAAACGGGCAGCCGTGGATAGGGAGTCCCCAAATCGGGGACGCCTTGGGATATGCCAAGGGGCGCGTTTCTATTGCCAAGATTTACGAAACCCACGCCGACGAGTTCACGGACGAGATGACCGCCGTGGTCAAGCTGCCCACCGAGGGCGGGGAGCAGGACGTGCGCATCTTCTCCCTGCGCGGATGCCATTTGCTCGCCATGTTCGCCCGAACGCCCATTGCCAAGGCGTTTCGCAAGTGGGTGCTGGACGTGCTGGACACGCTGGAACGCGAACGTCAGCCCGAAGCCCTGCCCGACAGCATCACGCCGGAGCAGCAGGCGCAACTCCACGCCATCGTGGCCGCTAAGGTCGGCATGCTGCCAAAGCCCGTGCAGCGCAAGGCGTATGCCGAGGCGTGGACGCGGTTCTGCCGTCATTTCCGCATAGCCCGCTATGCGCAACTCCCGCCCGCCAAGATGGGCGAAGACGTGGATTACTTGGTCAGCGTGGAATGGAAGGCAGCCACGGCCCTGCCGCCCAGCAGTTCGGAAAACCCGAACAACTCACCCGCCATGCCCGTGCCCGTGGACGCGCCGAAGCAACTGGACATCCTGCACCGGGCGCGGGAACGCTGCCGGTTTGAGTTCCTGCCGCAGGCATACAGCAGCCTTGACCGGGAGGCGGCGGAACGGTCGCATCTGGCCACTGACCTCTACAAGCTCCAGGACTGCCTTTGGGCGGCCCTGTACAACGTGTGCAGCGCCGCGGCACGGCTGCGGGTGTAGACAGTGATAGGAAAAAACACAATTTACGAGCAAGGCCGTCCTCCGGGGCGGCCTTTTTCATTGGAGGAGCCATGCAAACGCCAGACGCCGAACGACTAGAGGAAATCCGGCGCATCCTGCCGGAGCGGGCGCGGCTGGCCGAATCGCTGGCCGCCCTCGACCGCAGGATAGCCGAACTGGCAGGGG